GTCCAGGTGTTAATGGTATGCCTTTTTTCTGTAATTCTATAGCTTGTTTGGATTTTCTCGGTAATATTTTTTGTGATGCAGCTGACAAACCGCCACCAATTGCAGCACCTGTTGCTGCACCCTTTATTCTACTCTCTGCATCTTCACCTACTCCTGCTCCATATAAACCACCGCCAATAGCACCAGTTTTCGTAACTCCAGTCAACCCCAATCTAGCTAAACCAGCTCCTCCTAAAAACATAGATGGTACTGATCCAAGTATTTCTGTCCCGTATGCCGTTGCTGGCGCTTCTTCTCTAAATTGTTCTAATTCTGTTCTTATTTCGCTTAGTGCATCATCATAATTTACGTCTTTTTGTAATGATCTTGCAAAAGCCTCTACCTCGTCTGCAAATCCAAATAACAGACCCTGACCTAACGATCTTGATATACCAACACCTACATTGGTTGCTGCTTTTTTTCTATAATCAATTGGTTTTGGCGCTGGCATTACAATGCTCCTTTAATATCTGCTTCGCTTAAAACTCTAAATTGTCCTGATATAGCATCGTAGACAAAATCACCTTTTTTTAATTTACCTGCTCTGACTTTTTTATCAAAATCATCATCGGATGTAAAAGTTTCATATATTGGTCCTAGTTGATTATCAGCAAATTCACCAAAACCTAATAGGTTGCCGTTGTTTTTTAAATATTTGTCCATTTCAAACAATCTTTTCTTGTTATATTTTGCTATTGCTTGCAAACCACCAACAAGTGTTTTATTTCCTTCTACTGTATTACCTAGATTAGGTACAGATGACTTAAATAATTCTATTTCTCTATCAGAAGTTGATCCTGAACCAGCTACACGCATTCTAGGTATAATGTAATTTGTTGTTGCTTGAAATAACTCTTGTTGACTCAGTTTATCCAATTCGTTTTGAGGTAATATATTTAATCCAGCGGCAATTTTTTTGAATGGTATTTTTATTTCTTCTATGACACCTGTTTTAACAGGATCTGCGCCTTCTAATTGTTTTGCTAGAATATCTAATCTATTTTCTATGTCTGAATACCCTTCTACTGTCTCTGCAGCTTGTTGTTGTGTTTTAAAACCAGCTTTTGCAGCTTCTTGCTCAAAAACTTTTTGTCCTTGATCTATAGTTACAAGTGGAGCTTTTTTCTCTTTCATGTAATCCATAAAAGTACCTTCATAGCCTTGTTTCACTGCTAATTTATAATTTTCTTGGTCTGCTGTTAGTTTTTTTTCTTTACCAATACCTGACGCAATTAACCCAGCACCTTTTTCTGGACCAACTACTCTTGCTAATTCAACTAATGTAGGATTTACAGATCCCTCTAGATTTCCAAGAGCCTTCTGCCAATTTTCTTTCATTTCTTTTTCTCTTTTCTTGGCATCTTGTATGTTTTGCAACTGCATAGTATTTTCAACAAAATTTTTATCGCCACGCAATGCGCCTCCTAAAGCATAAAGCATAGAACCTAATTGTTGGTTTTTATTACCAATCGTTGGCTTCTGCGTAGGAGGAGTTATTGGTGTAATAGTCGAAGGCAAGTTTAGTTGTGGTTGTGATTGAACCAAACCAAATGGGTTTTTAAAATCTAATACCATTTATAAAACTCCGTAATTAACCATGTAATAACCATTAGCATTTTTAGTTACTGCTTCTGGCATATACTTCATAATTTCTTGCGCTATCACACCTGTTGTTGGATCGGTAATACCAAGCTTTTTAGCTTTATCATTCCAGTCCCATGTGTATAAGTTGTGTCCGTTTTCTGATTTGCCTATTGGTTTTATATTGTCTTTTAGTTCTTCATCAGATAAAAAATACATACCAGCAAGCTGTGCAGCTGTTCCTAAAATATCACCAGACCCAGTTTTTTGTTGCCCAGTTGTTGTTTGTGAAATGAGCGGTGTACCCATACCAGCTTGTAATAAACCAATTTGTTGCTGTGGATATGCCAACGCTCTTTGGAACTCGCCTCTTTGCGCTTCGATACCTCTTTGTTGTAGTTGTTGCTGCTGCGCACCCGCTTGCCCTAGCAACCCTAATCCTTGTAACTGACCAGTCTGTAAACCACCTAGCAAGCCTGCTTGTTGTTGCCTTGCTTGTAATTCAAACTGTGGCGCAAACATTTGCATTTGTTGTTGCCTTGCCACATCACGCTCCGCCGCCGCTTGCGCCTGCTCAAAACCAGACTGCCTTAAACCAGCAGCTGTTCTTGCCATCTGCTCTGCGTAAGGTCGTTGTGACTCAGACTCTAATAATGCTGATCTTGAACCACCAAATGCGCCTGCTCTTATCGCACGCTCCTGCGCACCGCCTCGCGCTATATCAGCTTGCTTTTGTATGTCCTGCATTGCAAGATCTATAACTTGTTGCTGATAAGGTGATTGATATGCGCCAATGTCTTGACCAAGTAAAGATGCAGCTTGACCAGTCATAGGTCTAGCTTCTTGTGCTAATCCTTGTAAAGCTTTTGTTGGGTCATAACCCATACCTGTTTCAAATAGTCCTCTAGTCGCCTGAAACTGTCGTAGTTGATCTGGGTTAAAGCCTGCGACCATTGGGCCTGTGTAAGGTATAAACGGCTGTTGTGCAGCGCCTCTAGCTGCGCCAAATAATTCCTTAAACTGTGCTTCTTGGAAAGCTGGTAAGCTTGCTTCTTGAACTGTTGTGGTTTTTCCTTTACTCATAAGTCTTTTCTAATTAAATATTCTGTTTCAAATCCTAGATGTTTTAGTTTTCTTGTCCATCCTTTTCTACCGCCACCATACAATCTTTTGATGCCAGCTTGTTTTGCGAAGGCTTCTATGGATGGTAGCATTGCTTCTAGCTCTTTATAATCACCACCACAAAATAAAAGATTCATCGCTTTAACCTGTGGATATATTACAAATTCTGTTATGTATGCAGACTTTTTGCCTGGCCATAAATGGAATATACCTTGTCTTATTTTATCCTCTATGTCGTCAATTGTATAGGAATCTTGATGTTTTACAGCTTTTGCTATATAGGGTTTGCACCTATCCCATTCAACTTCCCAAGGTTCTTTTTTAACTTGTTGTATGTCAACTACTTTATTAGTCGCCTTTACCATATTCTATAATGCTTAAAACCAAATGTATGTTTGCATGGTTTACTTGCGCTTTTATTACTTCGCCTTGCTGAATAATAAAACCTTCGTTAGTTTGTAATTCTTCAGTAGCATGTGCGCTTATGTTGTGTTGTTTATAAATAAAAAATTCATTAGAACTTGTATCTGTAATAGATACATCTATATTGGTTTGTTGATTACCATGATCGCAAGCAATAAATCCTTTAACGATAGCAAAAGTAAAATCATCGCCAGTTGGTGCTGTGTAAATAGTTTGCTGTGTAGTAGCAGTAAAAGCATATTTAACATTAATTGCTCTTTGTATGTACTGCTCTTTTGCCGCTAAAGTTAATGACATTATCTTCTACCTCTTTGTCTTAGGTTTAATCTTATGTTACCAACTTGAAAATCTTGTGTGGTTGTACCTGTTACAGTCATCTGTACTTGTCTTGCTGTAAACCTTGCATCAGTATAACCATCGTTTTCAAAAGTAAATGAACCAAAGTCAGTCTCTGCGCCTAGCGGTGTAAACTTGCCTTTAAAGCTTATCGTTACACCTGGTAATGTGTTAGCTTCTTCGTCTGGAATGATCTGATTGCATTGCACATAGTTATCGCCGTTGCCTAATTCTATTGGACCGCTAGTACAAAAAGGTACATCGGAGTCTAAGTTAGGTGAGTTAGATAATAAGGTTGATTCATGTTCGTAAATAAAACCAAGTGAATCGCCTGCAATTGGATAGTCAAAAGCACCTTGGTCAATCCAACAGCCTCTATCCAATGATCCAATAGACCAAGTGTTTTCTCTGTAGTTCCAAATAATATATTTGTTAGGTCTGTATTGGCTTGTGCCTACTGGGAATCCCCACCATATCTCGTTAAAGTTAGAGTTGTGTCCACCCCATGATGCGTTTCTACCTGGAACATTTAGGTTGTCATATACAAAGTCATGCACTTCACATGGTATTTCTCTTACAACACCATCATAAACAAAGTAAGCATTTTCACCCATCCATGCTAAGAAGTTACCTGTTTGTACTACTGATCTTCTACTTACTGCTTTACAGTTAGAACCAGCTGTTGTAATACCATAAACAAAAGGTGAGCCAACATAGCTCATTCTATCTATACCAGTATCACTAAATATAATGACATCGTTTTGATACTTAACACCCAATAATGCTCTACCGCCTGTAGGTATTTGTAAGTCACCAGCTGTGTTTCTAGCGGTGGATGTCCAGTTGGTATTATCTTCTCTATCACTCCATGCAACTTTCCTAGGATCTCCACCCGCACCAATAGCAACTAAATGCCTTTCGTTAGTTACTAATATTGCTTGGTTATTAATAGGTGCATTGCTTACTACTGTACCGATAGTATCAGGTGAACCACCTGCTGAATCTGGTCGCCATTGATAGATTTTGCCGTCACCAGAAAAACAAAAGATTAAGTGTTCACCCCAGTTGTCAAAGGAGAAATGACCTTGTTGTAAAGGTAAACCTGATTGTGATCTAGCATCACCATAATCTTCTACACCCCAATGGTATGCACCATAACCCAATGGATCAGCTGACGCATCGTTTACGAATCCTGATGGTGTTATATCAGTCCAGGTGTTGTCGTAAAGCACATAAATCTTTTGTCTAGTACCAACTGCTAATACAGAGTTACCAGCATTATCTTTATAGGCGTACATGCCAATAGGCTCGCCATCTAATGCTGTAGCTCTTAGTTTAGACCAACCGCCTATAGGTTTAAGAAAACCATTTTCAAAACGCACTAAGTTGCCGTCAACCCAACGACCTTTATTAGCATAGTCAGTTCCATTTTTGACTATCCCAGCTGGCGGAGTTACAGGCAACAGGGCCATGATTAACCTATAGTCTTAGTAACGCTTGTTGGTGTGATGATTTCAGCTATCTTTGCATCTAATGCTGCTTTTTTAGCTGCAACATCATCAGCTCCGAAAACTCCTTCAACCCAGCCTTGTACGTCAGAAGCTGTCAAATCTGCAAAAGCTGTAAAGCTTGAGAGGTCTGAAGTATCTAAACCACAAGTCCCGTATGAAGTAGCAGTAATGTTGTTGCCATCAGCATCCTGATTAGCATCATCTTCTGCTGTTAATCTCCAATGCACGTTATAAACAACGTCTGCATTACCATCTAGTGTTGGGTAAATATCAACTGTTGAAACGTCCCAAGTATAATTAATTGCCATTTTTAAACTCCTGTGTTTTCGTTAGCGTTTCTTTTTGCAGTTTTAACTGCGTCTGTCCACACTGCTGTCGCAATGCCCTGAACCTCTGTAGACTCTCCTGATACGTCTGTATCTGTATGTGTCCAAGTATCGTCATCGTTTTGTACAGAGCTTACACATTCTAATGCGTGTCTATGAAAAGACCTACTAAGCTCTACACCATCTTCTTTTATGACTGTAGCTGTTCTTATTTGTATAGTTTTGTAGTCTCCTACAACTTCTATTTTATCTTCTATTATTTCTTTTGTTATTGCCATTCTATTTTCTCCTTTTGTCCGTACCTAGAATCCACTAGGTATATTAGTTATTATGAATCCGTGTAATACACAAAATTGACATCTATATCTGTTGTATTTGTGAAATTAGCATTTGTAACAGTGCTATTACCAGTGCCAGTAAAACCATTTTTATAAAAACGAGCATATGCATTACCAGCAGCCAAATATAAATTAACTGGAACACCTGCTGTACTTAATCCTTCTCTATCACCTATGGGTTGAAAAGCACCAAATGCTTGTTGATTTATAGTAAATGGAAGTCCATTTATATCAGCAACACCAGCAGCAGTTCCTTTGCTACTTAAACTACAATGACATGAGACATATACAGCACTTCCTATTTTTACATATTTTCCATTTTGTACATTATGGGTAATGCCTGTTGAACTTTGACCAAAAGTAATGCTTGGAGTCCAAGTACCTTCTTCATAATCATGAAGAGTATTGCTTGCTGCTGTATCTGTACCAAAAAGTATACCTGTTGATGCTCTAACTTTGCCTGTTACATCTAAAGTTGTGCCATCATAAGTAAGATTTGCTTCAGCTTCTAAAGTATCAGCAGTATCACTACCAGTAATAATTCTGTTATTAGCGTTGTTGTTAATAGTTGTTGAAGT